CTTTGGCTGACATATCGGCTAGTTCTGCCGCATTTTTTCCCGTTACTTGTCCTAACAGCTTCATAACCGGAACACCACGCTCCATTAGCACGACCATATCCTCCATTTGCAGCTTGCCCTTTGAATGAGCTTGACCTAATTGGAGTGCAATCGATGTTAATGTCTCTTGACTGCCACCGAGCTTTGACGCTTGATCGGTCAAGGATTGCATGACTTGATGGGTTGGTTTTATGCCCATGTTTTGCAGCATGATAAAAGTTTGCGTTAGTCCTTTTATCTCGTACGGTGTATCTTTTGCAAAAGTTAAGATCGCATTGAAAGCCCCTTGCGCTCCCTGTGCTGAACCCATAACAGACTTTAAACTAGCTCTTAATGATTCCATCTCTCGATTAGTATCAAGTACAGACTTCGCTAATGCACCCAAACCAAGGCCAGCAAATAAGCCTGTTAAGCCCTGCATTGATTTCTCAACTGAGGACATAGCCTTGGCAGTCTTACCACCAGCCGTAGATAGTTTTTCTAACTCAGCCGAGGCTTTGGTAACGTCTGTTGCATCGACTTTTATGCCGAGTGTTGCCATATCCATCGCCATACTATTTCTCCGCCTGTTGCTTCTGGTAATGAGTCAAAAAAACACCGTCTAGTTGTTTGATAATGTCTACTTCTTGCGCTGTGACTGACTTATTCGTTAGTCGATTCCATGCGTCAAGTTCTGTATAGCTGATCGGATTTAATGTGTAGCCGTTACTTGTCCGACCATTATTCAATTCGTGGAAATCACGCCAGATAAATTCTAGTGTCTCCGGAAAAGGCACTGGTTCAAGTTGCTCTGGCGTTATCCCTGTTTGTCTCTCTACTGATTCAAGGTGATGACGTAATGAACCGCCATCACTTTGCTTTTCACTTAACGCTAATTCGTTCTCAGCAAACAGCAATAACTCTGCTATTTGCTCTTGATAAAATTTGACATTAAGTCCGATGCAGCCGATACCTGATCTCTGACCTCAGGGTTCATTCTGCATAATGCCAGCGCCATTTCTTTCGTGTATTCAACAGGCTTTCCAGCATCGTTTAAGCCTTTCCAGCCGATGATAGTGATTGCAGCTAGTTGAATACCAAAGGCTTCATCTTCTTCCACTTTGCGATAATCATCTTTACCCTTTTTCAATAGCATACGCTCACGATCTCGCATGTTGTTGACGGCTTTTCGTGTCCACTCTTTTACGGTGTCAGCATGCTTGCCGAGTACCGTAATTAAGAAGCCCTCACCAATACCTGTGGCTTCTGGAATGAACTCGAACTCATAACCGTTTTCGGAGGTTGATGATAAATCTAAACTTGATAATTCCATTTTTAATCTCTGTTGTGCGATAAGGGTATCGTGGCTCAGATTTAAGCCACGATAATGTTATTTATTAAACAGCCAATGAATCTTGAACGGATAATATAGTTTGGTCGTTAGCAAGTGCTATGCCGCCAGCCATGTTGATACGAGCAGTAAATGGATAAGTCCTAACGATTGCCTTGTCACCATCGTCTTTACCGTCACCATCAAGAGTAATATTTGATAGATTGAAAGAAACGAAGTCCGAAGATGCTGAACTGTTATCTTCAATCACAGCTACCAAGTTGACTTGAGTTGCAGCATCAAATAAGCCACTCAATACAGCGTCTTGATAGAAAGCTGTGAATGAACCGGACACTTCGATTGAACCACGCTGAACGTCTGGCGATACGTTTGCGCCAACAACTGCGCCCATGCCCGCAACTTTTCCATCAATCGCTAAAGTCAGTCCAGTAATGTTAGTAACAGCCGCACCATTGACGATCAACACACCGTTGATTGCTGCGAGTGGATTTGATGCAGTCTCGCCTGTTGGAGTGGTTAGTATGCGAGTGATGCCAGTTGTGCGGTTCAAGCCCACGCCTGTGACGGCTAAAGTCGCATTACCTGTTGACGGTAAACCGATATCCAGTTTGCCAAAGACAACATCGGAATAAACTTCTGATTGAGCAATATCAGATTGCCAATCTTCAACTGTCCAATAGTCTTTTGTATGACCTGTTATCGGTACAACTGCTTTTTTGCCAGGCAATGCTATGGTGCCAGCTGTGCCTGAGCCAGTTGTCATTGTGCTGCCGTTAAGGGTTTTAACAGTAATGACAGTATTTGTGATGTTAGTGATTAACAGATTTTTGCCGATACAGTCAGCGTTTAAGCCTGTAGCGACTGAGATACGAATAACATCGCCAATCTTAAAGCCACCTGATGTCAACAAGCCTGTGCCTGTTAGCGTGTAAGCGCCTGCAACACCACCAACGGCTAATGCCAAGCCAGTTAATGAAGTTGTAGCTGCAAAGTCTTTGCGTAATACCGAAGCAATAACGGTTGAGTAAGTGCCAGCCGATAAAACACCGTTTAATGCCGTATCGACTGATCTTAGGCCATGCGTTTTGCCAGTCGATTGCTGATGACTAGCAATTTCGTTGTTAGCGTAAGTGTCTTTTTTAAGGTTGTTGGTTGATTGTTCCCGTCTTAAAATCTGACCGCCAGAACCTGATGCTGCTGTTCCGAGTACAGTCTGTTTTTTAATCGAGACCTGTTTGTTGATGCCTTGTGCTATTGCCATTTTAAAATCCTAATGATTTCAAGGTGGCAATAACAAACGAGGCTTTATGCGTGGTTTGTAGCGAGCTTGTAGTTGTTAATTAAATTATTTTGGGATTACTCCCCGTATTACTTTTTACTATCTTGTAGCCATTTTTCCCAAGCCGATAACATTCCCTTGGCTAACCTTATTATACTCTCATGCAGCAAAATTGTTGATGCGCTCATAATTTATATAGAAATGTAAGTGTGAAAACGTATGCGGACAGGAATAACGAACCTATCGCCATCGTTGTATGCTGGTTTTACTTCGGGCGTGTGTGAAATCAAAATACCGTTAGCGAGTGAAGTGCCACGTTTAAAAGTAGTTCTCAGTAACTCCGCTCTTGCCTCTGCTGTATTAGCACCCACTGACTGTGGATAACAAAGATCAACTTGCAAAAAGCCTTGCTCTTGAAAGCTCGCCCCCTTTTCCTGATTGTCAGGTTCTGCCAATAGCAAACTTGCCCGTTGGTAAGGCGTACCCACTACCGGAGTAAAGGGTGCGTTTTGCCATGCCGTTGCTAATGCTGGTGCCATGCCGTCTAGCGCTGATTCCAGAGTTGCCCTAATGACCGATATACTCATGGATTAACCTCTTGAGCTGCATGTCTGACAATCCCTTGGTATTCTGATATAGTTAAGCCAACCATGCCGCTGGGCGCTTGTGATGACCAACCATTTTCAAGGCGTATTGAGTACGGTAAATTATTCACGAGATAGTGCAGTTTCCCTGCGGCTTCTTTCGGCACTTTGCCCATTAAATGCACCTGTGTACCTTTACCGCTTTCGTCATAAATATCTAATTGACCTGTTGGCATTTCCCCAACACCATACTGCCAGTTGCCTTTAAATCGCCCCGTATCAACGGGTGACTTTTTAATGACTGAGCGCATCACATCAAAGACTATTTTGCGCGTCACCAGATCAACATTAGAGTGCGTCTTATTAACAAACTTTGATATATCTAATGCGAAACTGCCTGCCATTAAATACCCCTGATATTACACTCGCACAGGACGTTAATGCCTGCCGGAGTGAGTAGCTTAATAAAAGTGATTGTGTAGCTTGTTGCGCCTATAGTGACCGTATCGCCAACATGTGGAGGCGTTACCCCAACCATGGATAATAATAATTTCTGGTCGCCTTGATGAATCAATGTGCCGTCAATGTCTTTTGCGCCTACTGGAAAAACCACACCCTTAACTTGCTGAGTCGAAACCGTGACAGACGCGTTGCCCGTGGCTGGATTGTAAGCACCAATAGACTTTGCCGAGATCGTGACCGTTTGCCCGTACTCACTCAGTGAGTCGTTAGCAACCATCGCCATATCAGCATAAAAGCTCAACGGATTACCTTTACTTCAACGCCTGAGCCTGACTCAAAATAGGGCGCTAACAGGGCTGTTATAGATAGATATTGAACCGATTGAGGCGAGTATTTATCAAACTCGACTTCTAATACATCCACTTTGGTTCGGGTTTTTTGCTGTGTTGAATCACTCAACAATTCCCCTGCCGCTGCTCTCAAAGCTAACTCTGAGCAAGCGTTAATCACCGCTCTAGGTATTGACGAGCTTAACGTGACAAAACCATTTACGAATACGTTATAACGAGGCCATGAAAGGGCTTGTATTGATGTTGTCCGAGTTCCTGCCCAACGCTGAGAATAGACCGCTTCCATGTAGTCGGTGGCTTTTCGTAGGGCTTGCTCTTGTTGTGTTACTGTAAGAGCTGCCCATGCACTGTGTCCTCTTGCTTCATGATAGGCACTAGAATCAGTAACGCTGCAAAAGCTCTCACTTGTTGCGCTTCCTGTTCCTGTTTCTGTGATTAAGCTCATAGATAGGATTCTCTAATTAGTTGTTTTAAGG